CCCCCTATATTTTAAACATTTTAAGATTTTAGACATATTAATCGAAAAGTTTACTAAAGGGTTAGATTTCTACATTTTTTTGGAATTTCTTCATTAACTTGACAACTTTTGATTTTTATGGTAGAGTATTAAGTAGGAGATAACCCCTTATCAGTGTGGGGTATAACACTGGTACTCATAAGTTTGCTCACCTTAGTCGCTGGGCTAAGGAATATTGATGAATGTCTGTAGCGAATAACCGCTCTTTGAGCCGTGAAAGTGAATGACTGTGTCTATTCCTTTGCTTAGTAACTAATTCATATCACTATGGGTGAGATAATCTTACAACGACACCGGAGGAGTGTTTTATTACGCTAGCTTTTTATTGCTAGTTTTTTTTATATGAAAGACATAGAAGAAAATCCAATAGAAGTTAAGATTATGAGCTTCCATAAGCGTTGTAAGATATGCACAACACTATACAACAAGGAAATAGTTGATGGTTGCCCACGCTGTAACAATCCTTCACCCAAAGACTATCGAAAAAGAGTTAAAGCATTATTAGGAAAATAGTATATTTCGTGATGTAAGTAAGATGGAGTATATCTCTAGGGATTGTGGTCTTAACTCCAGGACTCAATATATAATCCACAAGGAGTCAAATCAAAGAGATGAATGCTTACATCGCTGAGTATATTAAAGTCCTGGACTATGGGCGCAAGACACGGAGGGTACTGATTTTAACGGAATCTTCTTTAGATTTCAACATTTAACAAAATTAAACCCTATGAAATTACTCATTGCGGTAGTCTGGGGCTAAAAAACATATGACACAAGAAAAAAAGCAAAAAGAAGTAATGGAAAAAATTAATAAAATCTTAGAAGAAGAAGGAATGACATTAACTGTATCTCAACTTATACAGGTAATCCCTAAACCAAAGGAAGAAAAATAGCTAAATTTACACAAAAAGAAGGAAAATAACAGAAAAATAACAGAAATGCCTAAATATTTACCAGGACAATCAGGAAATTTAAAAGGTGCTCCAAAGAAAGAATGGACTTGGGGTAGCATTTTTAATGAAGAAGTAGAAAAGCTAGCAGGAGATAAAAACAAAAGCAAAAAGATTAAAGAGATAATGGCTAGAAAAATGGTTGATAAAGTTTTGAACGATGGCGATACTCAAGCATTTAAAGAGATAGCAAACAGAATGGATGGCTTACCTCAAGCACATATTGACCATTCAACATTAGGAAAAGAACTACCTCAACCAATACTTCAATTACCAAAAGATGAATAAACTATTACTTGGCGATTGCATTAAAAAAATGCAGAAGCTAAAAGACAATAGCATAACAGCAATTGTAACAGACCCTCCATATGAGTTGGGTTTTATGGGAAAGAAATGGGATAACTCAGGAATAGCTTACAGCGTAGAAATGTGGAAACAAGCCCTAAGAGTATTAAAGCCAGGTGGACACTTACTTTCATTTAGTGGAACAAGGACATATCACAGAATGACTTGTGCTATTGAAGATGCTGGGTTTGAGATAAGGGATATGTTGGAATGGATTTATGCAAGTGGATTTCCGAAATCTCATAATATAGGGAAAGCAGTTGATAAGAAGATGGGGAATGAGAGGGAAGAAGCTGATTATATAGCTCCTGATGGTAAAAAACGATGGGGCGGAAATAGTTTTAGTGTAAATAAACCACCAGATGGAAGAGGTGTTAATAAAAGAACCAAAGGCAACTCTGAATGGGAAGGTTGGGGTTCAGCGACAAAGCCCGCACACGAGCCAATACTATGGGCTATGAAACCCTTGACAGCAGTTCCAGATAACAGTATAATAGAAGTAGGTTTATTATTAAATTTACTTTTATGTCAGACATTAAATGTAGAGCTTGCGGAAAGGTTTTTAGAGTTAAACCAAGCCGAGCTAAAAAAGCAAAACTCTGTTCAATGGCTTGTAAGCAAGCTGAATACAATAGAGAACGAAGAACAATTACCAAAGACGGGTATGTTCAAATCACAGGAAACAAAAAGAATATTCTGGAACATCGTCTTGTTATGGAACAGCATCTTGGAAGAAAATTACTTAAATCAGAACACACCCACCACAAAAACGGAGATAAGCAAGACAATAGACTGGAAAACCTTGAAATTGTTACTATTGGCGGTCATATATCAAAATACCACCCAAGCCAAAGAGTTTGTAGTAAGTGGAAAAAAGCAAAGTGCTTGGAATGTGAAAAAATATTTGAAAGAAGGATTAAAGAACTGGAAGCACACCCAAATTGTTTTTGCGGAAGAAAGTGTTTTGATACAAATGCTAAAAGAAAGTCTGAACGAACTTGTTTGTTTTGCAGAGAAAAGTTTAACCACCCCGACACTAAAAGAAAATACTGTTCGCCAAGCTGTTATCATAAATCAAGGCGGAAGTGTTAGCCACGAACCAATCTGTGTAGCCAGAAAACCCTTATCAGAAAAAACCATAGCAGACAATGTACTAAAGCACGGAACTGGTGGAATAAACATAGATGGAACAAGAATACCCTATAAGGGCGAAACTCCTAATATAGGTGGCAGAGCAAAACATACGAGAGGCGAAGGATATGGATTTAAGGCACAAGGAGATGAAGCCCAAGCTAATACAGACGGCAGATTCCCAGCCAATCTTATATCAACAGATAACGCTTTAGATGATGGGGAGGTGAGGAAGACAGGGAACATAACAAAAGATATTGATAGAACTAAAAGCAAAACAGTTTATAAAGATAGTTTTAATCAGATGGGAGTATCGAAATTAAGACATACTGGCGACTCTGGCTCATTTAACAGATACTTTGATATAGACCAATGGTTTGAACAGAACCTAAAGAATCTCCCAGAAAAGGTACAAAAGGTATATCCTATGCTGATATGTCCTAAAGCAAGTAAGAAAGAACGGAATGCAGGGTGTGAGGGGTTAGAAGCAAAAGCATCAGGACATAGGGGAAACTTTAGATGCACGATATGCGGTTATCAAAAATCAAGCGGTAGTCCTTGCAAATGCGAAAATCCCATTTGGGAAGAAATACCACTAAAACCACAAAGCAATAACCATCCAACAGTAAAACCTATTCACTTAATATCTTGGCTTATAACCTTAGTAAGCAAAGAAGGAGATACAATACTTGACCCGTTCTGTGGGTCAGGAAGTACCCTTGTATCAGCAAAGATGTTAAACAGAAACTATATAGGAATAGATATGACCCCAGAATACATTGAGATATGCAAGGCAAGACTAAATGCTGTGCCTGATAAATTACTCTAATATGTACAGTGAAACAACAGCAACAAAGCGAGTAATGGCTCTAAAACAAAGAATTAGAGCCGTACAAGGGGGAACTTCAGCCAGTAAGACAGTATCAATCGTACTTTATCTAATTGCAAAAGCCCAACAAGACAAGAAACATACCTTAACAAGCATAGTATCTGAAAGTTTCCCTCACCTTAAAAGGGGAGTTATGCGCGATTTCCTACTCATAATGCAAGAACATGGCTATTTTAACGATAAAGACTGGAACAAAACAGATTACACTTACACCTTTGAGACTGGAAGCAAGATTGAGTTCTTCTCTGCAGATCAACCAGACAAAGTTAGAGGACCACGAAGAGACAGATTATTCATTAACGAGTGCAATAACATACCATTTGACGCTTTCGAACAACTTGAAGTCAGAACAAAAGATTTTGTATTCCTAGACTGGAATCCTACTAATGAGTTTTGGTTCTACGAAAATGTTAAAGATAGAGGAGATTGCGACCATATAATCCTAACCTACAAGGACAACGAAGCCCTTGATCAGAACATAATTGCCTCAATTGAGCAAAGAAAGAGTAGAAAAGGCTGGTGGAAAGTATATGGTGAAGGTCAATTAGGCGAAGTAGAAGGTAAAATCTACACAGGTTGGAAGATCTTAGATGATATCCCGCATGAAGCCAGGCTAGAAAGATACGGTCTAGACTTCGGTTATTCTAACGACCCCACGACCATAATCGCCTTGTATTATTACAATGGGGGATACATCTTAGATGAGCTAACCTATCAGAAAGGACTGTTAAACAAACAAATAGCAGACATTCTAAGAAACGTAGATAAGGCTTTGATAGTAGCAGACTCAGCAGAACCTAAATCAATCGCCGAGATTAAAGGATATGGAGTCAATATTATAGGTGCTAAGAAGAAGAAAGAATCATTTGCAAGCCCTAAATCTTATGTTACTTGGTCAATTGGACTTGTTCAGCAACAACAGATGTCAGTAACCAAACGAAGCACAAACATTATAAGGGAATACAGAAACTACCTCTGGAAGACAGATAGAGATGGAAAAGTATTAAACGAGCCAGAGCATCAGTTCAGTCATTCAATGGATGCGATACGATACGCAGTCCAAACATTAATCCCAGTCTTACAAAGAAAAGAGTTTATAAACGCAATACCAATATATGCAGGAGAAAAAAAATCAAACCCAGCAAGATAAGTACACAGTATGCCTAGCTATCAATGATAAATCTTATCAAGCCGAAGGAGATACTATTGAAGAAGCTTTATTACAGCTAGAGCCAGAGAACTACAAGACTGCTGGTGTTTTTACTATTATGTTAGGCGATAAGAAAAGAGAGCAATACTTTAATATCCACAAGACTAGAAGCCTATTTGAAAAGAAGATGTTTAGAGACTTTATGATAAAAATCCTCTTAATACCTAAATAGTATGTTAATGCACACAGAAACAATTAGTGCGATAATAAAAAAAATAATATGCAAATAGCACAAGATATATACAGCTATATAACTTCGGAGGAGACTAACTACGCTCTCCCAGTTCAGGTTATAGGCGACTACAACTGGAATATGAAGGATCATATTGAAACTTCTATTCTTTATAAAAATAGTACATATAAGTCAGGCAAGGATGACAATAAGCCATTTAAAAATATTACACGACCAATCCTCAACTTGCAGTACAGGGCTGAAGGATTTGATGTAAAAGATATTGAGCTATTTGTAGAGGATAAAGAGAACTACTACAAATCATTTTTAGTAAAGAAGTTTCACGAGAAGTGGGCAAGAGAGAACGACATAGACACCTTTATAGACGATATGGTTGAATCTTATGTTGATTTTGGTGGAGTTTTAATCAAAAAAGTAGATAAAGCAGTGCCAGAGGTTGTACCCATGCAGTCCATCGCATTTGTTGATCAGACGGACATCTTATCTGGTCCAATAGCAATCAAGCACTTCTTCTCACCTTCTCAATTAAAAGATATGAGGAAGAATGGTTGGGGAGATAAGAATAATGGTGCAACTGTAACTATTGACGAACTAATAACACTTTCTTTAGACCAGAAGGTTAAGGACAAGGAACGAGGAGAAGTGTCAGAGACTCCGGGCAAGTATATTGAAATCTATGAGGTACACGGCGATATGCCAGAAAAATACTTAGATGACGACACAGATGGCGAGGAGTATATCTCTCAAATGCACATAGTGGCGTATTACCCTAGCGAGAATGGAAAACAGGGTGTAACTTTATTTAGACAAGAAGAAAAAGATTCCCCCTTTAAGCTTGTAAGAAGAGATAAAATATTTGGCAGAGCATTGGGCTTAGGCGGAGTAGAAGAGTTAGAAGAAGCTCAAGTATGGATCAACTATGATGTAATCCGAATAAAAGAAATGCTTGACTCTGCTTCAAAGGTTGTTCATCAAACAGACGATCCTTCATTTACTAACCGAAACAACTTAAATGACCTAGAGAATGGCGAAGTCTTAGTCTTAGAAGAAGGAAAGCGGATAGGACAGGTTGATACATTCCCTCGTAACATGACCTTGTTTGATAAATCAACAAACGAATGGGAAGAACACGCAAGGCAAATGGGTAGTGCAAACGAGGTTAGTCTTGCAGAATCTCCTAAGTCAGGTACTCCATTTAGACTGCAAGCATTAGTAACTCAACAAGCTCTAAGCCTACACGAATATCGTAAGGGTAAAATATCAACATTCTTAGATGAAGTTTACAGGGATTGGATTATTCCTTACATCTCAAGAGAGGCAAGCAAAGAGCAAGAGTTCTTAGCAGAACTAGACTTAAAAGAAATGCAAGATATTGCAGACAGACTTACTGAGAATGTATCAAACGAATTTATAAAACAAAGGGTACTAGGCGGGGAGGAGGTCTTGCCTGAAGAGATTGAAGCATTAGAGGCTGAAACTAGAGAATCATTTATGAAAAGTGGTAACAAGAAGTTTATTAAAATCTTAAAAGACGAGATGAAAGATGCCTCTGTTAGCATAAGGATCAATATCGCTGGCAAGCAAGAATACATGGCAGAGAAAGTAGATAAGCTAACAAATGTATTTAGAACTATTGCTACTAACCCTGGCGTCTTAGCAAGCCCAGAGATAGCAGATATCTTTAATCAAATATTAGAGTCAAGCGATATAAGTCCAATAGACTTTTCAAGGATTCAAGCCCAACCTCAACAATTAACAGCTGAAGCGCCAGTAGCTCAACCTACTACGCCACCAGCTATTTTATAATATGAAAATAAAAGAAGTACTAAGCGAAAAAGAACTCCGAGAGATCCAAAAGTTTTTAAACAACCCAGCTCAAATGGGGGCAGTTAAAAAGGTTCTATTAGCGAACCTCTATACGAACGGTACAATCCAGCCAGATAAGAACCCAGAGCCAATGTACAACTTTGCATTATCTCTAGTAGCTGGAATGGATGGAAAGCAAGTTAAAACAAATGAAGAGATAGGTAGAGATTTAAGAGCAGCCCACGAAGGAATCCTATTAGTTGAGGGTGGGTTTAGAGATTTAGAGAAGTTAAGAGTAATTCCAACTAAGGAAAAAGATAAAAAAAATAAGGCACGATAATTAATTAATAAAACATAAGATATGAAATATCTAAAATCTATAAGTGTTACAGTTTTTGCACTTTTGCTCATAGTCGGAGTAGCTAAGGCATTAACATTAAGTGGCACACCTAAAGAAATAAAAGAGCTAGTTGGTCAAGAAGTTCCAACAGAACCTTCGTTGGGCGGAGCTTACTTTACAACCGAAGCTGTAAATATAGGTAATACTGCGGTAACAACGACTCCAGCAGTTTACTTAGAAACAGGAAGTGCAAGTTCAACACTCTCATTTAATTGTGATGAAGCGTCGCAAATAGATCTAAACCTTTTAGTTGTAGCATCTTCTACTGCGTCAAAAGTTCAATGGGAATATTCGTTTAGCGACGATAACGCAGTTTTTTACTTTGAAGATGGTAGAACGGTTGATTCAAAGGTATCAGTTACTCATGGTCAAAGTGCATTACAGCATTACTGGACACCAGCGACTACCGCTACAACTACTAAGAACATAACTGTAACCCCAGTTGCTTCGAAATACTGTCGTGTAGGTTTCTCTGTTAGTGGTGCAAACGCAGGAATACTTGGTTCAGCTATATTAAAGAAGCCCTACTAATTAACTACAGAAAAATATGAAACATTTTAAGAAAAGTTTAGGCATATCTCTTGTTGCGTTGTTTCTTATCGTCGGAGGAGCTTATGCACTAACAATTACAGGTTCACCTCAAGAGGTTAGGGAACTTGTACAAAACGAGGGGATGTTAGGTAGTGGCGGTGTCGTAGTTGACTCTCCACCAGCTGATATAAACAGTTCTCTTACACCTACAACAAACAATACCTATGATATAGGTACTTACGCACTTTCTTGGAAAGATATCTATGCTTCAGGAACGCTATATCTTGGAACGCTAGACGTAGGCTCTGTAACAATAAACGAAATTTTAAACGCAGACTTGAATGTAACCAACGCAGGAAGAACTGCAACAACAACAATAGCAGCAGGTACGGCAGGTAATACTACTTCAACTTTTGCAGGTGACGTAGATATTGCAAGTCTATTTTTAGGACTATTTGAATTCCCATTAGATGCTGGAGTAGTAGATGCCTTTGATATACCAATCAGTCCAGCCGCAGCAAATACAACTCGTGAAGGATATGCTTTCTTAATGGATGGCTACCCTTTACTTACACTTATAGGACAAGCAGATGGTTCAGGTGCAGCAACTTCAACTGGAGTAGGTATAAGAACTCAATATCCTTCTTCAACCTTACACGTTGCAAATGATTACTTTGATAAAGCAAACAACCCAGCTACTTCAACCCTAACCATTGGCGTAGATAATATAAGTCCAGGATGCTTGAAGATGCAAGATACAAATAGAGCTGGGTGGACATATTTAACAGTAATAGATGGAGTAGCAACTTATAGCCAAACATCTTGTGAATAATTAATTTATAAATATGATTAAAAAAGTATTAATAGTGGTTGGAGTTAGTATAGCTTTGTTAGGTGGACTGTTGGCATTTCTTGATAAAGTCCCCTTAATGTTAGGAGTTACTTCAAAATCTATTGTATTTAATGAAACTACTGCAAACTTTGATTTTGTTAATACAAATAACAGTGGTAATGACGCTAATACAGTTTTATATATTAAGGGCGACAATGATCATAACGCAACAGCTTTTCACGATTATTCTGCTAATGCTCACGCAATAACAGCTAATGCAGACGTAAAGCATGTAGGAACCTTTAGATTAGCTAGTACAAGTTCAATATATTTTGATGGAACAGGTGATGGTTTAACAATGGCAGACCATAACGACTTTGACATAACTGGTAATTTTACCTTAGAAGCGTGGACTTACTATAATGATAGACCAGATGTGAATGGTGAAGTTTATAGGATATTAGCAAGAGGAGATGTAGTTGCTAACAATGGTGACTGGGCTTGGGGTATTGGTAGTGCGGCAGGATGGCCAGATGGAGTAGGATTTAGACATAATTTTGCCATAAAAACTGGTGGGTCAATTAATGAATATACGTCTCCAGTTATGACAGAATATGACGCTCCAGTTAATACTTGGAATCACTGGGCTTTAGTTAGAAATGGTGCTGACATATTATATTTTTTAAATGGTGTATTACAGGAAACAGAAGCTACGGCAACTGAAAGTATGTCTGGCACAACTTCAATTTATGTAGGTGCTAGACTTGTTACCGCTGCATTGGATGAAGAATTTAAGGGACTGATGGATGAGGTAAGGATTAGTAATGTTGCAAGATATACAGCCAATTTTACTCCAGTAAGAAATCACGGTGGATATAGCTTTAAAACAACAGACGCTGGTGGCACCACACTTATAGTGCCTTATCAAATTGAACGATAAAAACTATGTATAAAAAACTAAATTACTTAATAATAGGAATAACACTATTAATTAGCTCTCTCTATATAGGGGTTGAGTATTTAGGTGCAACCATAAACTCAGTAAGGATAGATAGAACTGATATTGCTTTTAGTATAGATTTTGCTAACAATGATGGTTCTTCTATAGCATACGATAGCTCTGGACAATCAAGGCACGCAAACGAAACTGGGACAGTTACATTTAATGATGAAGGCATTGATATGTCGGGAACAGATAATAACTATCTATCTGCTAACTCAACAGGTGTGTTTAATAATCCAGACATAAGTATAGTATTCCAATTTACTCCAGATACTGCAGCTGACTTCAACGACACATATTTTATTTTTGATGTAACTAGCCCTAATCAAGGGTATTACATAATACATAGAAACGACGCTTTAAATAACAGACTAGATATTAAACTAGGAACTCAAGCAGCTATTCAAATCCCATTTACAACTTACGGAAAGTTTTGGAAGATAAACGAAAAGAATATCTTAGTAATAACCTCATCAAATGGAGATACAGATATTTGGCTAAATGGAAATAAGATTTTAGACAATGACTCTACTGCTTGGACTAGAACCAGCAACCCTTCAGGTGTAAACTTTGGAACTCAGTGGAATGGAGCATTTAGTTATGATGGAGGATTTAACTACTTTAAGGTTTGGAAAAGGAAATTAAAAGATTCAGAAGCAATTACAATCTCAAAAGATAGGCATACAAATTTACAAAGCAACTCAACAACAGACCACTCAGTAAAACTAGATTTGGGTAATAACAATGGAAGTTCAATCTTCTATGAAACTTCTGGAAATCAAAAACACGCAACCTCAACTGGTTCAGTAACATATAATAACCAAGGGTTTGACATTTCGGGTTCAACTGGTAGTTATGTAACATTTAATGGAACTGGCGTATTTAATAGTGCTAATCAAGCTTTCGCTATCAAGTTTACACCTGACTTTAATTGGGACGAAAATGTAACTAGATTTCTATTTGATGTTAGGGATGCCAATCAAAACTATACTATTTTAAAAAGAAATGATGCTTCAAACAATACTCTTGATATAAGGATTGCTGGTGGAGCTACTATTGCAATTTCCGTAGCAACTTACGCTTCTTATTGGAAAGCAAATGAAGAGAATGTATTAGTTTACTCTGGTGCAAGCGGAAACAATAATCTTTGGTTAAATGGAGTTAAGATTTTAAATAGTAATGGTACCACTTGGACAGCAGATGACCCTAATCTTGTTGTACTTGGCTGTCAGTTTGCATTTAATGCTTGCTTTGATGGCACGATTAATTTTTTTAAGGTTTGGGACAGGCAGTTAACTGACCAAGAAGCATTTGCTATTAGTAACAATAGAAAGGTAGTTATCAATGGACCAACTAGAAGCTTGATTGCTTATTGGTCAATGGACCAAGATACAGTAAATGGAGATATTCTGTATGATAATGGTGGTAATGGACTCTCAGTAACAGCGGTTGGATTTGATACTAACAATGGCGTAGTAACCTCAACCATTGGAAAGGTAAACACTGCGGTAGACTTTGATGGAACAAATGGATATATGACCGTACCTCTTGGCATTAATCCAAGCCTAGATAGTACAGCCACATTCTCAACATCTCTTTGGTTTAAAACAACAGATACTTCGGCAACCTCATCTATCTTTGGATACTTTGATAGTGTGGGAATATTCCAAATCGCTATGAATAGTGGAAATATGAAAGTAACAGTAGGACAAGCTGGTGGAACTGTAAATGTAGTAGAAACTCCAGCAGATGTATATAACGACGGTAAGTGGCATAATCTCGTCTATACCTATGATGGAGCTGGAAACGCAAAACTATACTTAGACGATAGCTTAAAGGATACAGATGGAACGTCGCCTTCATCGTTTGATTCTGCAACTACCAATGCAAATATAGGAGCTGTTGGAGATGCGGCAAACGGAAATGGTTTCACTAAGTTTACTGGAGAGATAGACGAAGTTAGAATTTATAATCATCTTTTAAATGCAGCAGATGTGGCAAATGTAAATCAGTCATTTAAGAGGACTAATATTCAATAGTATGACCAAATCAATAATATATTTAATCATTTGTGCAGGTATAGTCGGCTTGATTGTATTGGCTGGATTTATGTCGCACGAAAAAGTAGAAGCTCACTCAGAGCCGTTATTAGGGAAGAAGGTAGATAATATCAAGATAGGCAAAAAGACCTTAAATAGAGCTAATTATAAGGCAAAGAAGAGGCAATTAAAAGACAAGGTTAGTGCAAAGGAAAAGCTAACATTTACAGAATTAGCCGAATGGAAAGATACCTTAATTAATCAGCTTAAAGAATGTAGACCGTCTTATAAAGGTACAGGCAAAATAGATATACAAGTATTAAATAGTTTTTTAGAACAAGACTGCTAACAAAGGAGGCACTCAATGAAAAAGGCACTGAAAGATTACAGCGATACTGCAATAGTAATCGGAATAGCAATAGGATTCGTTCTTTATATGGGAGTTAAGATACAACATCAAAACCTAAAAGAAAGGTGGCTCAAAAATGGAAAATCAAGGAAGAGGTGAAACCCATTGCAAATTTTGCATGGGATATCAAGAGCATGTATTAGTAAAAGAAACCCATTTGCATTTGATAATCCGATGCACCAAGTGTAAGAGAGTACAAACCATATTCAAGAAAAATCCAAACGGGAGGAAGTAATGGAAATTCTAGCAACGATTGCGATTATATTGATTATCGCTATGTTGATAGCTATGATTTACGAGGCTTAAGATGAAACCTCAAATCAAATTAGGCTGTAAGATTTGTCGCGAAAAGACTGTTTTCACAATAGATTGGCAACTATTAGACGCTAAATGCATCATCAGATGCACCAAATGCCAAACATCGTTCCTTATTCAATTCACGGGGGAGCAATAAAAACTCCCCCAACTTATAACTATAAAAAAAATAAGCTTCACACTAATAGCGTTTGCTCAACTTATAGGTAGGTGAAGCTCCTATATTTGAGCAAATTCTATTGGTAAAAAATATATGCCATCAGGAATCTATAAGAGAACAAAAAAACATAGGGATAGTCTGAGTAAGGGGAGAGAAGGAATAAAGCTTTCAGAAGAACATAAAAGAAATATCGGGTTAGCGAACACAGGAAAGAAGCGGACAAAAGAAGCTAGGCTAAAGATGAGTAAGGTTAAACTAGCTAAATCTAAAGAGAACAAATATACATATAGACAAATTCATTATTGGCTTGTAGCACATTTTGGGCTAGCTAAGCAGTGCGAATATTGCAAGGTGTTACCCGAAGATTATAGAACTGCAAAAGGATTACCCTCTAAGCGTTATCCAATTCAATACGCATTAATTAAAGGCAAACAACATAGTAGAAATAGAGAAAGTTATATTTGTTTATGCTATGGATGCCACGGAGAATATGATACTAGAACTTTTGAACAAAATAAATGATGCAGTTGCTTCAGGTAAAAGTACAGAAGCACTTGTCTTATTACCTAAAGCAAAGGCAGAGGCAGAGAAGGTCCTAAAAGAATCAGAAGAACTTTTAGAGGAAGTTAAGCTATTAAATGAAGATGTGAAAGACTTGCAGATTGCATTAGAGAATATGCCAAAGCCTTGCAGTCATAAATGCTTTTTATGTTTACTTAAAAAATTAATAAAATAGTCTTATGGAAAAAACATTAGTACAAGCCGTAGAAGAACTACGGGACAAAGTAGGTTCAAAAGACACAGAAGTTCTTGTAGCTTTTAGCTCACTAGTAAAACAAGCTGAAGAAGCAGAGAGCAACCTTGCAACACTAGAAGATGTAGCACCACTGGCAAAATTAGGCAGAGAATTGCTTGACCTACTTAAAAATGCAGAGTTACTTAATAAATAACTTATAATTTTATGTCTGAGAAACTCAACCTCAACAAAAGAGATGGCAAAAAAATCCTTATAGGTCTAGGAATCGCCTTAGCAGGTGCAGCCTTAACTTATTTAGAGGGTATCGTGCCAAACGTTGACTTTGGTGAATTAACTCCACTTGTAGTGGCACTCAACTCGGTTCTTGTGAACTTTGTGAGAAAAGTCTTACAAGGTAAATAAGTATGGATGGACTTTTAAAGTACGCAAAACATGGCATCATTGGAGTCATATTGGCTCTTATTGGACTGGTAGCCTTACTTGCTGGAGGATACTATAAAACAGTCGGAAACCATATAGACCATAACACAAAAGCACTAACAGGAGTTGAAAGAGCGTTAGAAGGTAATACTAAGGTAATTGAATCTAACACCATGATGATGAACACACTTTTATTAAAAAAATAACTATGGGTATTCTAGCAACAATAATTGCAGGCATTCCACTCTTTATAGGAATAGCATTGATTGTAGAAGGATACGACAAGAAAAGCACATACAAGCCGATGTGTTTGGCAAGAAAAGATGGGGATAGATTTATAGCAGTAGGGATATTCCTTTTAGTAGTAGGAGTGTCATTCATGTTAGCAATAATGTTTACTTAGTTTTATGAACTTACCTTACAACAATATAATTACAGAACTTCCAGCAGAAGAGGATTATGAGTTCTTGGGTGGATCAACAACAGATAAGAGCATAGGTGGGTTAGCCTTAGTAGAGACTGGTCAATGGGACAAGTTTTTACCAGTATTTGAACTTCAGAAGAACAACCTATTTGATAGCTATAGCTGCGTATCCTATGCAAGAAACAATGTTCTAGAGGCTTTGCATATAAAAAAGTATGGAGAAGAAGTAAATAACTCTGATAGATTTACATCAGTTATGACAGAGACCGTACCAAGAAGAGGAAATAGCTTGATCAAGGGTGCAAAATTAGCAAGAAAAACAGGCAATGTCCTAGAGTCAGAATATCCATCTATAAGACCAGATATGACAGAAGCTGAATTTTACCAGAAGGTTCCAAAGGAAATTAAACTTTTAGGCTTAGAGTGGCTTGAATACTACAACTTACAATATGAGTGGGTAAATAAACTAATGCTAACAAAGATAGACAAGAAGAAAGCAATGAAAGCATTAAAGTATAGTCCACTTCAAACTGCAATTGACGCTAACACAAAGAACCCGGCACGATTTAGGGGATATAACGATTCAGTAATAATCTATGGCTACGAGGAAGGCAAGCATTGGAAAGTGTTTGGATCATACCCACAGACAACAGGAGATTATCCTTGGGACTATCCATTCTACAATCCATTAAGGTTTGATCTTACAAGGATAAAAATTAAAAAAACTCCCGAGGTTTTACCAAAGGAGGAAAACGATATGAAGTTACTTAAAATAGAAGAAGACCCTAAAATATATTTATTAGATTTTTCAAATAGATTGCATCATATCGCAGACGAGGAAAGTTACGAAAGAATAATAGATTCAGACAAAGACTTTACCCGTGTAAAGGTTGTAAGCAAAGAAGTTTTAAATGAATATCCTATGGGTGAAACTCTGAATATGACAGGGATGAGCTTAATAGATGTAATAAAGTTTTACATTCGGAATAACAAGATAAAAATTAATTGACTATTTAATTTGCAAACTTGTTTATATCAAAAAGATATTGCAAGCGTAAACTAAATAAAAGGTCTATGTTACGAGGAAAAATGCCCTCTTTGCGAGATAAACACGCAGAAGAGGACGCTAAAGAAGAAGCTCTTAGACTAAAAGAGCTTGAAAAAGTAAAGAAGAAAGCAGCAAAAGAGGCTGAAGAGTTAGAAGAAAGGCTCGAAGAACTCGAGGAAGATCTCGAGGTTAAAAAATCTAAAGGTCGGTCAAAAAAGGATAAAAAATCTAAATAATACAATTATGAAAAAGAAAACAAAGAAAAAACTATTATCAGTTTTGCCTGGTTTAACAGCCGTAGCTTTGGTAGGCGTATTGGGTTTAGGTCTTCTAGCTACAGCTTATTCAGGTGGTTCACCTAAGTACTTAGTTGAAGGAGACTTAAATGTTACTGAAGCAGTACAACCTGCAGTAGTAGTAGCAGAGCCAGCACTTGGTGCTTTTCCTGGCACAGACATATATGTAGCACCTCGATTTAACGTAGGTTTTGGTAATAGAGTGTTAGCAACAAGCACAACTGGATCAGCAGTAACACTAGCTGAAAGAGACTTGCTAAACTACGATATATTTGAAATGTCAAACTATACTCAGAATCTAACTATCACCCTTCCAGCAACTTCAACATTGTCTGGAGTATTAAGAGACCCTGGTGATAGAAGGACTTTCATGATTAGAAGTATGACAACTACAACTGGTGCAACAGTTCCTACTATTACAGTAGCAGCAGGAATTGGATGGGACTTACTCGGCGTTGACGCAAACGTTGATGTTATAGCACCTAATGTAACATTGACTATGGATTGCTATCGTGAGTCATCTTCTTCAACCTTGTTCACATCTTCAAATATTGTTTGCGGATTACAAGAGTTAATAGCAGTAGATTGATTTGTATAATTATATAAGTTAAATATGAGTTCTCAATCTCGTTAAAAATTGGCTCGCGGTTATTATTCCGCATAATAAAAATTAATTTGAGCTATCGTTTGCTAACATAAACGACCGCTCCATTATCATTTATGGAAGAAGAAAATACAAATGAGGAGGTTTTAGATGACGTTGATACAGATTCAACAGAAGATAAAACAGCCGAACTAGAAGCCGAGCTTCAAAAAGAAAGAGGTATGAGAAAGAGAGCTGAAACTAAAGTTAAGAAGATACAGCTTGCCTCTTCTGAAAAAGAAGAAGCTCCTGAGAAAGTAGAATCTAAATCAAGTGAATTAGATTATGACGACGTTTATCTAGCTGCTAAAGGCATTGAAGACGATGCAGAGGTTGACTTTGTAAAAAGTATAAAGAAGAAAACTGGTGAAAATATTAGAACCGTTCTCAAAGACGAATTTGTTCAGAGTAGATTAGAGCAAATGAAAGCAGATAGTACTGCTCTAAAAGCTACTCCAACAGGATCTAAAAGAGGTACACCGTCAGCAGGTAAAAACTCTGTTGATTACTGGTTAGCTAAAGGGGAGTTTCCACCTAAAGGTGAGACAAAACTCCGTAGAGAGTATATTAATCGCAAGATGAATGATGGCGATAGTGGTAGTATTTTCACAGATAAACCCGTTTCTTAATCTCGTTCATATTGATTCTTATTAACTAATAACAATCATTATGGCTAGTACATGGGTATATCCTGAACAATGGGCAGAGAAGTTGCAAGAGCGACTAGACTCTCCTCAGAACTTCAAGGAAGTATGTAAAGTTGAAATAAACAACTCTAGGGTATTGCATAATCCTTACCAGTCAACAGAAGTAACAGCTGTTGCACATACAAGAGGAACTGCATATACATATCCTAATTTAGTAAATACAGATGAATCAGTTACAATTAACCAATCAAGGGCTGCAACTACATTCATCGACAGAGCTGACCTTGCTCAACAGAAATACTCTAATCAAATGAGAGCAGCTGATGTACAAGGAACAGTTTTGAACGAGTATCTTGAGACTGATATGCTTGCAAATCACGGAATGCTTACAAATTTCGACAACACAGAACTTGGCGGAGGTGCTGGAAATATCACAGTTTCAGCTTCTAACATCGACGATATTATCAGAGGTGTTAAACGCAAGGTTCGTGTAGCAAATGGCGTAGCAATGGCAAACAGACATGGATACTTCATTATTTGGAGACCAGCGGACTTCGAGATTCTCGAAGCGTTTGCACAGGCTAACGGATTTAATACCGCAGATCGTGCATTACAAAACGGCACTATCGAAGGCTTTAATTTCATGGGTGTTGACCACCTAGTTTCTAACTCACACGCATCAGGACATTTGATGGGTGGAGTTAAGAAATTAATGCACTTAGGAATCGTAAAAGACACTTTTGGACAGGTAACGATAATCCAAGATCCAGGACTAAAGTCTGGTGTAGGTATCGTTTCTCGTGTTGATTGGGAGTTTAAGGTTTGGACTAATACAAAACCACTCGTTTTTGACATCTTGGTCAACTAGGTTGTTTCGATTTACTATCTCTCTGGCAACAGGGAGATAGAACAATATAAATAACTTAAAAAAATATGCACATTGCAGACATTAACGCAGAAGCACGAGCTTTAGTAGATGCAGATACTACTTCATTAACAGATGCAACACTTCTTAGAAGGGTCAATGCAGCTTATGAGGAGGTTATAGGAAAACTACTTGCACTCGATACTAACTGGTCTTTTGGCGACAGCAACTATACCTCTTTACCTACGGGGCTATCTAATCTCACGGCAGGGACACAGGCATACCAACTAACAAGTGGCTGGTTGAATATACACTCTGTTCAGATTTTAGATGATGATGGTAATTGGAAAGAACTTAAGCCTAGGCTTTTAAAAGACCTTGAACCAATTACAGAGTACCAGGAGACAGACGGAGAACCAGCAGAGTACGCATTAAGAGAGGATTTTTTGTTACTCTTTCCAGCTCCAGCTGCCGCAGACGTAACTACCACCAATGGACTCAAGCTTATAGTAGATAGAACTGCGAGTGTTTATACGTCAGGCGAGGTTACAACTGGCACAAAGGTTCCAGGCTTTGCCTCACCTTGGCACGTTCTCTTAGCTTATAAGATGGCACTTCCTTACGCTCAAAGTTATAAGCCAAAGCGTGTTCCTTTTTTAGTAAACGAAATTAACCGACTTGAAAGAGGACTGATAAACCACTATTCAAAAACAAACAAAGACACTTTAGTAAGAAAAAAATTAAGTCCAGCATTAATAATCCACAGGTAATATGGGACAAATAAGAGAAATAAACATAGCACAGTTCAACGGTGGTATTTCAACAGACGAGCGAAGCCCACAGGCAAATGTATGTAGGCATTGTGAGCATTTTGATATTTACACCTCGCCTTATAAGCTAATCCCTTATAGAGATACAGAGGCAGATGATGATACTGGCGGCGGTGCTGGCACACTAGATACTTATGATGTTAAGCATTTTCAATTAGGATTAAATGGCAGCTTATATGCAATAGGAGTTTCTGGTTCTACGGTAAAAGTACTTAGTAAAGCAGACCCAACTACTGGTAATTGGACAGTAGAGTCTAATGCAAGTGTTTCTGCACGAATAGACGGTGCTTTTATTGAATGGCAATCTAAATTTTGGTTCTTTACCGGGACAAATAAGTTAACCAGTTGGACTATATCAGGTTCAACTTTTACAGATGAAGGAACAGTTGGAACTATCACAAGTGTAGCTCAGGGCGTACTAGGTCCGGACAATAATTTGTACATGTTTTACGATAATAAGGTAGTAAGAGTCAGCTCGGCAAGTGCAGAGGAAGATGATGTGTTCACTGCAATCCCATCTGATATGAGAATAACATCTGCTACTCGTTATGGAGCATACCTGGCTATTGGCTGTTCCTATGGAACTTCAAATACAGCCTCTCCCGCTGGAGTTGCCAAGGTGTTCCTCTGGGATTACGCAACTACAGGTACAGCTGCTGATGTTCTTGATTTTGGAGAAGGAAATTTAAATGTATTAGGAAATGTAGAGGGTTCATTAATAGGAGTGTTAGATAAATACATGGAAAAGTCTACCGTAGGAGATGATCTATCAGTAGGGCAAGGCACAATGGTTGTAAAACGATGGGCGGGCGGAATTGTACGAACGGTTAAAGAACTTCAAGCCAATCAATCAGTTACCTTGGGTAGAATGTTAAAAGACAAGGTAGAAAAAGATAACAAGCTATATTGGGTGGCATCAGTTCCTTATTCAACTTCAACCTCAACAGAGTCTACGTATAACTTGGGGATTTGGAGCTTTGGTAGAAAAGACTCTAACTCCGAACTTGCTCTTAGCCTAGATTACATAGAAGCAAATATAGCCACTGCAAACTATAAAATAGTTTCTTTTGGTGCAGCTGGTAACTACTGGTTCATCAACCATTCAAATGATGGGTCTGTTCATAAGACAAATGACGTTGCAGCATACACAACAACCTCACTCTATGAGACTCAAGTTTTTGGGGATGGGCATCAAACGAACAAATTAAAAGGAGTGTCCCTTTCTGTAGATTCCCTAAAAAGAACCGCCACCATGACAATAGCAAGCCCAGCTGTTGTTACCTTAACTGCACATGGTTTCTCGGCTGGCGACAGCTTCTTTTTTACAACAAGCGGTGCACTGCCTACTGGGGTATCAGCAAATACAAAATACTACGTGTTATCAAGCGGTTTGACTGCCGATGCATTTCAATTTGCTACAGCAGCCGGTGGAACTGCAATAGTTTCAACTGGTAGCCAATCAGGGACTCATACAGCCCACTCTGGCAAATGTGCTCTTAAGTATAAAAAAGATGGTGAGTTAAGTTGGACTACGATATTTGATATTGACATAGACAGCACTTTTGATAATAACAATGTCCCAGCGTTTAGACGTAAGGCAATTAATATAGAAAGCTCTGGAACAACTCTACCTGATTATAGAGAGATTGAATTTAGAATTGAATCAACAAAAGGTATGGCTATAACCGGGCTTAGGATTAGGATTGAAGAAATAACAGATGGTTTGTATGGCTGAAGATATTTTAAAATTAGAGAATAAACTCAAAAACCTTGAAACAGAGTTTGAAGACTTTTCATATTCTATAAGCAAGAAATTAGGTAACAGTGGTGCAAGAGAGGTGGTAACTCAAATAGCAAATGGATCAAAGCTTGTCATAGGTCAGACAGACGCAGTCTTTAAAGCTGACCAGAACGGAATCTACTTAGGTAACGCAGTATTTGCTTCAGCACCTTTTAGGGTATCAATGGCAGGAGCACTAACAGCTACTTCTGCAACTATTACTGGTTCTGTTATAGCAACAGGCGGTGCTTTTGGCGGTTGGGTCTTAACTGCTACAACTTTTTATAACTTGGTCAGTGGAACTCCAACAGCAAGTCCCTCAGATGGCTTGGTATTTGATGCTACCAATCAAGTTATTACAGCCTATGAGAATACAGAAAAGCGAATAGAGGTTGGCAAATTAAGTAGTGGAATCTTTGGCGTTAAAACTTATGACGACAATGGTACTACTATTTTACTGGAAGTTTCAGACACTCAAAAAGTTGTTGCTGGCTGGACAATAAGTTCAACTACCCTAGCCAACTCAACTAACATTATTTTAGACGCTTCTAACAAGGCAATAAGTATAAATGACGCTACCTTTGGCAATCAAGGGATACAGGCTCAATACAATTCAGGGACTCCAAGATTTTATTGTGGAGATGGTGCAGACCAACATTTAAACTTTGATGGAACCAATACAACAGTCAATAACTCAACACTAGACTTCCAGAATGTATTTGGAGATGGGGCAGATGGCTCTCTAACAACATCTGGAGATGTAACTTTAACTTCAGATACCTATTATACAGATTTAACAATTAGCACAAACGATAAAGTAGATACTGCTGGATATAGACTATTTGTAAATGGAACATTAACCATAAATAGTGGTGGAGTAGTAGAAAGAACTCCTAATGCAGGTGGTAATGGTGGAAATGCCACATTAAACCACACAATAGGAGCGGCTGGAAGTGCAGCAGGGGCTTTAGCAGATGGTTCTGTAAAAGGGGCGTTGGCTGGAGAGGTTGGGATTGCTGGCACACTTGGAGTTAGCTATACAACTACTGGGGCTGGCTCAACAAACGGTACTGCTGGTACCAACGGCACTAATGGAACAAATATAACTAAGTCATTAGCATCTGCTGACGGTGTAGCAGGGACTAACGGAGCAGTTGGTGGTAATGCCTCTGTATCTCCAATATCAGGGACTGGTGGAGCAGCGTCTACTGGTGGCACCGCTGGTACAAGAACTTCTACTCCTAAAAATGAGATACGAAGTGAAACAGCAGCATATATGCTTTTTGATACGATAGATGGAACACAAATGCAGGCAGCACCTTCAAATGGAAATGGCGGAACTCCTGGAATTGGTGCAGTAGCAAAGGGTCCGAGTGGTTCTGAGGTTGGGAGTGTATATTCTGGTGCATCTGGAGGGACAGGTGGTGGTGGCTCTCAAGGCGGAATATGTACAGTCTTTGCTCGTAAAATAATTATTAACTCTGGAGGAACTATGAGAGCTAATGGTGGAGATGGAGGAGCTGGTGGAAACAGTGGAGACAGCAGAACATCTGGTACAACAGGAGGATTAAGCTATGCTGGTGCAGGAACGCCTGGGGCAGTTGGTGGAAGTGCTGGTAACGGAGGCATACTTATTTATGTTTATTCAAGTTTAACAAATAATGGCACAATAGAGGCTGTAGCAGGTACGGTTGGAGCAGGTGGAAGTGCAGGAACAAAAGTTGAGGAGACTGGAGCTTCTGGAACACCCGTTGCAAATCAGGGTGCTTCAGGTGCAGCAGGTGCAACTGGAATAGCGGGGGTCAGTATTCCTATTAAGGTTTAAATATGAAGTATATCTTTTTTCACAAAAATAATAAGATTAAATTTTACTCAAAGGGAATTAAGGTTTCTAAATCTTCTTTACCCCATAAAATAATCAATTTAAAAAAATCAGAAGAAGATAAGTTAAAGGAAAACTATGACTTATCTATTAAAGGAAATAAACTTATTTTTACAGAAGCTCCTCATCAAAAAAAGTTAAAGAAAGAAAAGGATAGAAAGGATACACTTGAACAAGTAAAAGAACTTAAAGGACAAATCAAAGATATGGCAGCTAAGGATGCCATTGATAAAATTTTAAAAATAATTGAATCATAAACATATGGCACTACCAAAACAAATTAGAGGCAAATTTTTAACTGACCCAGAAGGTAAGAAATTTTTTAGAACAACAGAAACAGGTTTAGAAGAAGTAACAAAGCAATCAATAGGCGGGGGAGAGGTCTCTGGCGTTGGTGCCGAAGAATTAGCATCTCTGCGTAGAGGTGAAGTTTTTGCTGGTGGTGGTTTACAAACTGCTTTTATGCCAACCTTTGAACAGCAACACGGCACAT